TTAAGTCGTCGGAGGTCGGCAGACCTCCCGTGGTTGACGCAAAGCGCGTCGCCCTGACCAGCACGCTGGGCAGGACGCTGGACTCTACGGAATGCAGCGAACTTCGACGACGCAACGACGCGCCGTGTTGACCAGCACCTCGGTGCTGTGCGGCCGGGCGATGGCCGCATTGATTGCTGCCCGCGCCCGCTGGGGTTGGATGCCCCGACGGACTAGGTCGATCACCGCCCCGTGAGCGGAGCGGTGCACTCGCTGCGCGTTGCTGCCTGTGTAGGCAGCGTGCCCGATGACTACCATCCCAGCCTCCCCCGAGACTGACACACGACGGCACGCCCGCCGTCAACCCGCACGAGCGCAGTCATGCGCCGCATCCCGGGGAAGCTCCCCGACGCCGCGAACACCGCCTCTGCGGCGGCTTGCGCCCGCAGCAGCCCTTCGTGGGGCTCCATGCGGTCCGACACTCCCGGCGCAAGCGCCCGGTAGCCCTCGTGCGGGTGGCCCGGCATCGCGCCCATCGTGGCGCAGTAGCCGGCGAAGCCGGAGCCCATTTTGGACACGGTTCGAATGAGGATGTACTTCTTGGTCAATGTGTAGCTCCTCTTTGGAAAGTAGGACAAGTGTCCTAGTTAGACGATGCGATGTCCGCATCGCACAGCCCCGCAAGCGAGGCTGTACGCTGCGCCCTGCCCCGAAGGGCAGGGTGTGATCACTTCGCGGCGAAGGCTTTCGCCACCGCGATGTTCGCGAGCCGCTTGGCCTCTTCGTACTCGTTGCACATGGCAACGAGTTTCGCGGCCAGCTTGGCGATCTCGGGAGGCACCAGAAGATCGGGCTTACCCTCCCCCGCACTCGCGCTAGCCCCATCGAACAGATCGACCATGAGCCTATCGAACGCACGCCGAGCGCGCTCGGATCGTGCATCTTTCTGGTCGAAGGTGGCCTCGCCAGCACGCGTGCCGCGCGACGCGATGATCAGTTCGACGCCACGCGCCTTCGCATACAGGGGCCTGAGCTCCTGCGTGGCCTTCTCGCGGTCCCATCCCTTCGCCTCCACAAGGGGGCGCAGCTTATCGAGCCACGCCTCGCGGCTGGCGTCGTTGGCGGCGATGTTGGCGATGCAGGACGCGATGGTAACTTTGTCAGCCATGATGTACTACCTCTGAAATGTGGGAGGGTCTTCCCACTTGTTGCTGTGCCGTCTGCACAGTAACCACATCATAGCATCACACCCCCTGTGCCTACTTTTTAAGCACACCTTGCCGACCCCACCTACCCCCGACCCCCCTGACAGCGACGAGGCTCCGGGGCTCGGCTAGAACAGTGTTCCGCAACCACGCAGTTCAGCCCCACCCCCTATGTCCAAAATTTAACAGCTACGTTGTCCAAAACTTAGCCGTTATGTTTGTCCAAAACGGCAAACTAAAACCGTTTGTCCAAAACCATACACAAAACCCCCCGGCCTAGCAATTAAATTTGCAAAACCGTTTGTCCAAAACTTGCGTACAGGCAAAAAAAAAAGCCCCGGCAGCGCCGGGGCAAGAACCAACAGGAGGAGACATCGACGGGCTGCGCGCTTGCACAGCCGCACCGGGGTACTGTACAGTATGTCCAATCGCAACGCAAGGGGCGCGCATGAGTATGTTCGACAGTTTGCTGGCGTTCAAGCCAGACGCGGATGAAGCCGTCGTAGCGGTAAAAAACGCCACTGCGCAGGAGGTCTTCAACGCGCAGGCGAAAACGGCCGACTGGCTGGACGAACTCGGAGCGCCCACGGACGCAGACATCGACGCCCGCAAACAGCAAAACGCTGCGCGGCGTGTGTTTGAGGGGATGCTCAGCCCGGCCAAAGACCTCCCCGACGCCGACAAGCCCGCCCTCGTCAAACTGAAACAAGATCAGCAGAAAAATGTGCTGATGACACTCAAGACGCCTACGGCGGTGAAGCATCTCACCGCTATGCTGACTGAGTACGACTGGGACTTCATCGATCACGCCAAGAAAATTCGCAGCTACGCGGTGGCAAAGCTGCTAGATGAGTCTACACACCCCGACGCGCGCATCCGTCTGAGCGCTCTTAAGCTGCTTGGCACTGTCACCGAGGTCGCGCTCTTCACAGAACGCGTCGAAATCACCAAAAAAGACATATCTGAAGAAGAGCTTGAGGCGAAACTGCGCGAAAAGCTGTCAAAATACGTCATCGACATCACGCCAGAACCGCCCCCAGCGCTCGATCTTGACGCAGAAATCGGAGAAGTGGCTGAAAAACGCACTGAGGGGTGACCTGAGTGCTTGCCGAACTGAACACTTCCGAGATAAAAGCGCTGCTAGCTAAGCTCGACAAGATGCCTGCTGCCGAAAAGCAGGCGCTGCTAGAGGGGCTGGACGCGCTAGAACACAAGAAACGGGTACGTGAGTGCCGCGACAGCTTCCTCGCCTTTTGTCGGCGCGTCTATCCAGACTGGAAAGAGGGGCCGCACCACCGTTTTCTGGCTCCGATCCTGCACAAGACGCGCGATGGCCAAGAAAAACGCCTGACCGTGTCGATGCCCCCGCGCTTTGGCAAAAGCGAAACCATTGCCTACTTGTTTGTGGCGTGGTATCTAGGGCATCACCCCAATCACCACATCATGATGGTGACGCACACAGCGGCGCTGTCGGCGGACTTCGGACGAAAAGTACGAAATTTGATTGATTCAGAGGCATATCAGGAAATTTTTCCTGACACAAAGGTCTCTAAAGACAAATCAGCGGCGGATAGCTGGACGACAACTAAAGAAGGTAAATATCTGGGCTTAGGTATCGGCGGTAACGTGGCCGGCCACGGCGCGCACTTGCTGATTGCCGACGACCTCGTGTCGGAACAGGCCGTTCTATCCAATCCAGACCACGCGTTTGATGTAGCGTGGAACTATATGCAGGTCGGCCCCCTGCAACGGCTGATGCCCGGCGGGCGTATCGTGATGATCGGCACGCGTTGGGGCAAACGCGACCCTATTGGGCGCGCGCTCAAGTGGGCAGAGGACAACCCCGACGCCGATCCGTGGCATGAGATACGCTTTCCTGCGATTTTACCTTCTGGGCGCTCGCTGTGGCCTGAGCAGTGGCCCGTAGAGCAGTTGTTGGCGAAGAAGGCAGGTATGCAGCCGCACTACTGGGCGGCGCAGTATATGCAGGAGCCGACTTCCGAAGAAGGCGCGCTGCTTAAACGCGAGTACTGGCGTATCTGGCCGCATGACGACCCGCCTCCGGTGGAATACGTGCTGCAAGTGTGGGACACCGCACACGACACCAAGTCCATGAACGACTACAGCGCCTGCACAACGTGGGGGCTGTGGTTCAACGAAGAGACGAATAGGCAGGAGATCATCTTGCTGGACGCGTTTCGTGGGCGCTGGGAGTTCCCCCAACTCAAGGCTCGGGCGCTGGAGGCGTATCGAGAGTGGCAACCCGAGACGCTGCTCGTTGAGAAGAAGGCCGCAGGCGCGCCGCTCATTCAGGAGTTGCGGCAGATGGACTTGATCGTCGAGGAGTACAGCCCCTCGCGGGGCACGCGGATGCAGTCCAACGACAAGCGCGCTCGCGCCAATTCGGTTGCGCCGATTCTGGCCGACGGCGTTGTGTGGGCTCCGGACAGGCTGTGGGCGTACGAACTGATCAACGAGTGCGCCGAGTTTCCCAACGGCGAGCACGACGACCGTGTAGACTGCACGGTCATGGCCTTGACCCGATACCGCCAAGGAGGGCTCCTGCGTCTGGACAACGACGCCAAGGATGAGCCGCTCTGGGCCACGCGCCGCCGCAGGGCGGCGTACTACTGAGGATCGCTATGCCTGCTAACATCGACGCCAGCCTCTACAGCGCCCCGCAGGGGCTGGAGGGGCTCGCCCAAGACATCGAGCCCATCGAGATCGAGATCGTTGACCCCGAAGAGGTCAGCATCAGCGCAGGCGGGCTGGAGATCAGCATCGGCCCGGACGACACCGGGGGCGTGCCGTTTGGGGCCAACCTTGTCGAGTATGTCGATCCCCAGTACGTCCAGTCGATGGTGGCGCAGCTTGCCAGCGACATCGAGGACGACCTCGGCTCGCGCAAGGACTGGGAGAAGACCTACACCGACGGCATCAAGCTGCTGGGGCTCAAGTTCGAAGAGCGCACCGAGCCGTGGGCCGGCGCGTGCGGCATCACACACCCGATGATCACCGAGGCGGTGGTGCGCTTCCAGAGCGAGACCATCACCGAGACCTTCCCGCCCGCCGGCCCTGTCAAGACCAAGATCATCGGCAAGGAGACGACTGAGAAGAAAGCCGCCTCTGCTCGTGTTGCCGGCGAGATGAACTACCAGCTTACCGAGAAGATGCCCGAGTTTCGGCCCGAGCACGAGAAGCTGCTGTGGAACCTGCCCGGCGCAGGCTGCGCGTTCAAGAAGGTGTACTACGACCCCACGCTTGGACGACAGACCTCAGTGCTGGTGCCGGCAGAAGACATCATCTTGCCCTACGGCGTGGCCGACGCCATGACCTCCTACCGCGTCACACACCGGATGCGCAAGACGAAGAACGAACTCGTCAAGCTCCAGAACGCGGGGTTCTACATCGACGCCGATCTGGGCGAGCCGGGGGTCATCTACAGCGAGATTCAGAAGACCAAGGACGACGAAACAGGCTTTCGCGATGTAAACCCCGATCAGTTCGAAGTCTACGAAGCTTGCGTTGAACTGGACATCCCCGACTTTCCTGACGCAGACAAAGACGGCACCCCCACGGGCATTGCGTTGCCCTACGTCGTCACTTTCATCAAGGGCACCAATCAGTGCCTGTCGATTCGGCGCAACTGGCGCGAGGACGACGACCTCAAGCTCAAGCGCCAGCATTTCGTCCAGTACAACTACATCCCCGGCTACGGCCCGTATGGCTACGGCCTGTTTCACCTCATCGGTAATTTCGCGCGCGGCTCCACATCCATCCTGCGCCAGTTGGTTGATGCCGGCACGCTGAGCAACCTGCCCGGAGGACTGAAGTCCCGAGGGCTGCGCATCAAGGGCGACGACACGCCGATTGCGCCGGGCGAGTGGCGCGATGTGGACTCCGCTGCGGGGGCCATTCGGGACAACATCCTGCCGCTGCCCTACAAGGAGCCTAGCGCCACGCTGGCGCAACTGCTTGGGACCATCGTCGAAGAGGGCCGACGCTTCGCTGCGACCGCCGACATGAAGGTGTCGGACATGAGCGCGCAGGCTCCGGTGGGCACCATGCTCGCCATTCTAGAGCGCCAACTCAAGGTGATGACGGCGGTGCAAAGCCGCGTGCACGCCTCGCTCAAGCAGGAACTGAAGCTGCTGGCCGAGATCATCCGCGACTACGGCACGCCTGAGTACGACTACGAACCTGATCCTGACACCGACCGCCCCCGCGCGCGTAAGGAAGACTTCAGCGTCGTCGAGATCATCCCGGTCAGCGACCCCAACGCCTCCACGCTGGCGCAGCGCGTGGTGCAGTACCAAGCGGTCATTCAACTGTCGCAGACCGCGCCGCAAATCTACGACCAGCCCTACCTGCACCGGGGGATGCTGGACGTTCTGGGGATCAAGAACGCCGAGAAGATTCTGCCGCTGCCCGAGGACATGAAGCCGATTGACCCGGTCAGCGAGAACATGAACATCCTCAAGGGCAAGCCCACCAAGGCGTTTATCCACCAAGACCACGAAGCGCACTTGGCTGTGCACAACGCCATGCTCAACGACCCGCTGATGGCGCAGACGCTGGGGCAAAACCCGCAGGCGCAAGTCATCGCAGGCGCGCTGCACGCGCACATCGCGGAGCACCTCGGGTTCGCCTACCGCGTCAAGGTCGAGCAACAGCTAGGCATGACCCTGCCGGCACCCGACACGCCGATCAGCGAGGAACTCGACAAGGCGCTCTCACCCATGCTCGCGCAGGCCGCGCAGCGCGTGCTTCAGAATAGCCAGTCGATTGTTGCGCAGCAGCAAGCGCAGCAGGCTGCACAAGACCCTGTTGTGCAAATGCAACAGGCCGAGCTTCAGCTTCGCGCCCAAGACCTCCAACTCAAAGCCCAGAAGCAAGCCGCCGAGGCTGCGGCCAAGGCCGACGAACTCGATCTGCGGCGCGAAGAGATCGCAGGCAGGCTCCAGTTGGAAGCCACGCGGCTGGGGGCCACCATTCAAGAAAAACGCGACAAGCTCAACGCAGATCAAGAACGCGAAGGTATGCGGATGGGCATCGACATTGCCAAGAACAAGGCGCAGGGCGGTAAACAGTCGTGACAAACAACGAAGAATTCGGAGCAGCCCTGCGCGCGCTGCTGCGCAAGGACATGAACAACTACGCCGACGATCTTGCGACCGGCGCGTGCAAAAACTTCGAAGAGTACAAACACCTTTGCGGCGTCATTCAGGGACTAGCGTACGCAGAGGCTCATCTACTGTCCCTGCTTCAAAAGGCGCGCAACGATGACGATGATGACTGAGCAACTGGAACTGCCGGGGTTCATTCCGCCAGAGCCTATTCAGCAGATGGAAGTCCCTCCTCCGGAGTATTCGGACGAGGAAAAAGGCAGGATGATGCCTAAACCCACGGGATGGAAAATCCTGTGCGCTGTGCCGACTGTGGCGGACACGTTCGAAAACTCGCGTATCGTGAAAGCCGATACGTACATGAAGCAGGAAGAGCACGCAACGACTGTGCTCTTTGTCGTCGATGTTGGCCCTGAAGCGTACAAGGACACGG